AGCGAACTCTCGAAATAGTCCTTTTGTTTAGCGCTCAGGCCGTTCAGGCTCAGCTCCACCGTGCTGGTGCGCTTGCCGGGAATCATGTAGTTCCTTGTCTTGAGCTTATTGACCTTGCTATCGGTCTTGCCGGGATTCTCAGCCAACTCACCGATAGCCTTCATGAAGGTGCTGATCTCTGTGATCATAGCGGTGCGGGTGGCGAACTTCGTTGCCACCTCCGCGCTCGTATATTCACCCACACCAAAGTACACTTCATCGGCGATGAAGGTGTCGATTAGAGCGGTAAAGACCAGATCAGCAGCAGTAGTTCCGGAGGCAAATGTCGGAGCGCTGAGAGCCATCAGAACACCACCTTTACCAGCTTAGCCGCTGCCGGCATTAGCATTTTGCGGTTCTTCCACACAAATTCCACAGCGCCGCCAATCCCGCCAAACACCTTCCCAATCAGTGTTTTGCGCTTATTAGGAAGGGAGGAGGTTATAAGGCTAACAGCCAGATCCTTCTTGGCAGCGTCATCCAGGTTCCTGGTGTCCGGACCATTGGCAATATCCTGAACAATATCCAGGATTTGATTCAGCGCCACCATGATGGCCGCGCGATTGGCGTTTTTCTTCCAGATCATGGCAACCAGCCAGGTGATCAAAAGCGATAACGCGGTTACTACGAGTTCCTGATTATTGAATATAACGTCCATTGTTCACCTCACATTCGCTTAAAAATCAGGTTTAAGTGGGTAGATACCGCAGAGCTCGCTCGTTTGACCCAGATTGAGTTCTGTCTATATGTGGGTAGTTTGAATGGTACCCCCGGTGCAATCCACGCGTAAGGTTTGTTTGTAGAAGCGTAATACAGGCTGTCCGGCGAGATGGCGATAGACCCGCTATCGGCCATAGCCCAGACTTCCATGCACCTATCCGGCAGGGTGATTTTGTGCCACAGCGTGTCTGCTGCCGGAGAATATCGCTGGGCACTCCAGTCGCGGAAGAATTGCATTTCCTTCTTCCGGGAATCCACGGGTAGGGTCTGCGCACTCAGACTCACCACCAGAATGGCGGTGAGCAGCAGGCACAGGATTCCGAATCTCAGTGTTTTCATTTATGCCTCCTTAGGCAATCAGGAATACTTTGACGAAGCCGTCAACGTAGGTGATACCGGGACGGACGCGGATGTACCAGTGGTACTTCCAGTCGGATCCGTGATGTTCAACCTTCAGTTCGGCATCGGTGCGGTAACCCAGGATGATGAACTTGGGCAAGCCGCCGATGATGTAGTTATCAGGCATCAGACGGGGCTTAACCGGGATACCGGCAAAGCTTACGTTTCCACCTTCAAGCAGGAAACGATCCCCGGCATTGGTCTCGCGTCTGGCCAGTTCCGCGCGAATGCGCACCAGGTCTTTGTGCGAAACGTAGAACTTGAAGTTCTCCTGATCTTCCAACATCGCGTCAGAGAAGGCCAGGAGAGCCGCTTCAAACTTCTCGTCCCAATTGACGTTTGTCTCTTCATCAATGGTGGTCACTGCACTGGCCGTAGTAGCCTGTTTGATGATGCCATTCAGCCCGGCCAGAGCGGGAGTATCAGAATCGCGGTCCCCACGGAAGAGCAACAGGCGGATGGCCTTTTCAGCCTTCTTGGCGATGTGCTGCTCTACATAAGCACCAAAAGCCTCTTCGCCATACTTGTCCTTGTAAAACTCCACCACATCGCGCCCCAGGGTAAATTCTGCGTTCAGGATGCCGGTAGTACAAGTGATGTCACGAGTACTGACTGCTTGCGCCGCAGCAGCCTCGTCCAGGCTATTGGTGAAGACCAAATCAGCTATCAAACCACTATCGATCTTTTCATCTTTGATCAAAGGCACCACAGTGATGTCGCTAAGTGTGTCACCGGGCTGGCTGCCAATCACCTCATCGATGAACAGGCTTGTGGTGTTCGGAGTCAGGATGTTCATGGCTTTCCCGCTGTCCACGTCGGCAATACCTTTGTAGATCTCGCGATGGGTAGACTTCACCACCACCTTCGCACCGTCGATCATCACTTCCGTATCCCCGCCCCCCTCTTTGGGCTCGCCCTTCAGCGACTTGCTGATGGCTTTCGTGATGCTCACATTAAGCTCCTTAATTTCGTTGGTGAAAGATTTGATGAGCTCCTGAGTAGCAGAGCTTTCGTCTGCCTTCTCCAGCTCGTTGATTCTGGCCTGCATGGTATCCAAGACTTTGTTTGTGTCCGGATTGGGATTGTTGCCGAGAGCCTTACGGATGCTCTCCATCTGCGCCTTTAGTTCCTCGACCAGGGCGCTGTTATTGGTGGCGGGGGCAGCATCTTCTGCAAATCCGGCTATGGACACGCCGTTGAACTGGCCCTTTACTACCTTCTGCCAGAGATCTGATGCCAGGTTCTCGCATTTGAGAACGGCGACCCAAGCACCCGGCTTGGTGGCAGGGAAGTGCTCCTTATCCTCAGTCTTGAGGATATAGGATTCGGCGATTACAAACTCCGGGACGGGCTGATTGTTGTGGTTGACGTCGTTCTTGCCCACAAGGCCTTTCTTGGCAAAGTGGTAAGCGGCTTTCTTCACCTCTTCTGAGGTATAAGTGTCGCCCTGGGAGTCCACCACATCGGGCTCCATCACGGTTACATACAGCAGGCCTTCATTGCCTACCGTTTCACTTTTGAATTTTGCCGTAGCACCCAGGATTTTACCCTGTTTGCCATCGGCGCTTTTTACCACTGCTCCGCGCATATTGGCGGGCTTCATGTCGTCGAACAGCAAAGAGATGAGATCCACGTCCACATTGCGAAGGTTCCCCTTCTCAATGCGTCTGCGCTGTTGACGGTTAGGTCTGCGATTAAAAAGCTTCATGCCTTTTCTCCTTTTCACTTGTTACGGAGGCCGTCAAACAGCCTCTCATCTTGGGTTTTAAGCGTATCTGTCAGATCCCCGAACTCAAAGTCGGAGGCCTTAACATTCCATTTGAATTCATAGTTAAACTCATTCGCCAAAGCGAGCGCTAAGCGCTCCTGCAGCGGCCGGATTACGAAGTGGTAAAACATGGCCATGTCGCTTCGGTTATCGCCCCCAAGCTGGCCGGGAATCAATTGTGAGACTATTCTTGCGGGTACCCGGTGATAAGCCAGAATGCCTTCTCTAAGATCTTTTTTGAGGTTGATAAATCCGCCTTCGCGATCCTGCTGCCGAAGCGGCTCCAGGCGGATCTTTACGTCCTTGTTTTCGCTTTCTATAAGGACAGTAGAGTGGGATTTGGCATTGCCCTTCACTTCGGTTAAGGCCTTCTCAATCTCGGCATAGGCATCGCTGATCACCTCATTGCCTTCCTCATCCACGGCGCTGCCATCACGCAGGGTTCCCCCTTCCACGATCACGAAGTAGTCGATCATCAGGCCGTTCTTGAAGTTGTTGTAATCAAAGGTCTTGATCTCGCCCAATATCTCGATGTTTATCGCGATCGGCAGACACGCCAAACCCCAGGCGTTGGATCTGTGGGTGCTCTTCTTGACGTGCACTATGTCCGCATAAGCGAAGTCCTTCTTCTGGTTGTTCTTAACCTGGATATAGTCAGGCTTGAAAAAGCCGGAATCATCATAGTTTTCCACGATTTGCACTTCACTGGGCAGCATGCGCTCCAGCCCCACCCATTGCCCCACCGGGCTGCGCATCTTGATCAGGAAGCCATTCCCGCAGGAGAGGTAGAACTTGATCATCTCTGCCAGGATGGTTGTCTGGTCTTCACAAGCCGGGAACTCAGCAGCATCCATCCAGGCGGCAACCTGCTTGTTCTTGCATTCGAACTGCATAACGGTTGCCATCGAGAGCGCATCGATACAGCCGGAGTGGTACTCATCCAGATCCAACAGGTTGAGCAGCTTACTCATGGAGTAGGGAGCCGATACTACCTTCTTGCTTTCTGCTGCCTTGGAGATGAGCTGTTTGCCCACTCTCTGGCATTTGGATAGGTCAATGGCTTCCGGCTTGTACTTACTCTCAATCATATCGCTTACATCACTGATGGCCAGCCGGTATCCGCCTATGCGCGTGATTCTCATGATCCCGCTCCAATGCCACTTCTCAGCAGGCTGATCTTGGCAATGCGCACCAGGCGCGCGCCATCAATGCGGCCGCTGTAGTATTCGATAGCGGGAAAGTCTCTGCCCATTGTACCAATGTAGGTTTTGCGGAAGCTTTCTTTAAGCGTATACAGCGCTCCATCAGGATCAGCCACATTCTGAGCGTTGACGATTAAAAACACGCTCCATGCCAAGTCCGTATCGGTAAAGCGCTTGGATGTTCCGTTCTTCCCAGTCTCGCTTTCCAGTGTAACTATAGCCGCCGGAAGGAGCTTGGGAATGTCGTCCTTGTTATACAACACGTTTGTGATATTTGCCTGGCTCAAAGCCGCAGTTATAGCGGAGCGCTCGCTTGTCATTTTGCTCACAGTTTCACCTCTATCGAGTCAAGTTGTTGATATATCCATGCTTCGCGGTTCTTGATCACCGTCTCATACACGTTACGGGCAGGGATGCCTTCCCGCTTGATCTTGCCCCGGATCATATAAGCCATCTGCTCAATTGTCAGCAGCTTGCCGCTCTTCTTGTCCGTCCAGGCAAGACCCTTGCGCTCCACCCATGCTTTCAGTGGAGCGATCGGAGTCCATGATGGCACTTTGCCGCCCAACACAAACGGCTCGTGGCGCACATTGGAACCCACCCGGAGCACCAGAGCGCCCGGTTGATTCTCCACCAGGTAACCGGCATTGTCATAAAAATCGCCTTTGTCATAAATATTCTGAGCGATGATCTCACGTCTGGCATCGGCGTCGATCATGCTGCCAATCAGGTAAACCCGGCTCTCCAGCGCGGCATAAATAGCCTGGTAAATCTCGCGCATCAGTTGGTCCGGTTGATTGTTCATCAGATTACGCCGATCCGGAATCGCTTGGGCGCCGGAGTTAGTTCTCGCTCACGAGAAAGGCCTTCAACACTGATGTAATTGCCAAGTGCCTTCAAACCTTTCATTTCAAGGGTATCTGCCAGCATATCCATCTCGTTTCCGGTGAGTAAGGATGTTGTGGTGCTATCCAGGCCAATGGATTTCACAATGCCCTGGCCTAAGGTTTTCAGGTTCAAGAGGTGCGCAGTGTGAGCCAGAAGGAAATAGCTGTAGGCAAGGCGCAAAGCATAATAGTAATCGCTCTCAATCTCCTGGGCTTCGCCTTCTTCAGGTTCTTCAGGAGTGTATGTGGATGCATCGTCCATTGCTTCATCGATGGCGTAACGAGCCATTAAGCCCATCACCAACCCACTGTGCAGAGCCCAAAGCGGGTTATCCGCCATGTCAGCCGGAAGGTTCATCATCTGGCAAAAGTCTGCGCCGGGAACTGGTAAATAAGCCATTGGGATCTCCTTGATTCTTTGATTCCAAGCTTTGCTTGCGCCTTTAGGGCGTCAAACCCACTTGTCGCCTTATGTCACAGATTATTGTACTATCTCTGTCTTAGTCCGGCACTTCCAATGAAATGGCGGAAACGGCGTGTGTGCCCCACTCACGCCCGTAGGATTCCCTTCCTTGTCCCGCTCAATCTGGCTCTCTTTCACCCATGGGGCCAAAGCTTTGATTCGCTCCCGTGCCTCATCCAGCCCCTCTGCGTTCACGTCAATGGCAGATAGCTGATCCCGCACCTGTAACGCATCAGCAAGGGGGTAGAGCTTGTTCTCGATCACTAAAGCCCAGCAGATGTCACTAGTGCGGTCATCCATGGGGTTCACCAGGCGGTAATACTTAACCCCGGCCTTCTCATAGCCGGAGAGCCTGCCAAACTCCCTGATCCTTAGCGCTGTATGCTCTGCCAGCCCCTGCCAGTAGTAGGAGCTTTTTGGGCCCAAATCACTGAACTTCTGTTCCAGCAAGCTCGCAAGCTGCTCTTTGGTATACCCATCCTGAACCGCGGTTGTCAGCGCGTCCCGGAAGTCCTGGCTGATGTCGGTTCCCCAATGTTGTCCGATCCAAAAGATGTTCTGCTTCTGGATCTGAGACGCCAGGCGTTGATCCTCGATGCCCCAAAGCCCGATACTGATCTTTACTTTGGGATCCGTACGCACGTCCTGGATGCCCAGGCGCAAACTTCTCTCCACGTAGCTTTTTGTCTCTGCTGCTACCGCCATCATAAAGTCATCACCCAGGTTCTGATTGAGCACATCCATCAGCGCGTCTATAGTGCGTTTATTGACCCGCTCCGCCTTGGGTAGATCACTCATTGCTTGGATCGCAAAAGTAGCAGCCTCCCGGATTTCCCGTTGCCAGGCGTTATTCAGCACCTGGTAGTATTGCAGCATCAGCCGATCAAAATAGTCCATCAGATCCACAGCCTGCGGACGCGGACGCGGTTCCGGCCAACGTCATATTCATTGAAGCGTTCCAAGCATCCGGCCAGAGCATCACAGCCATCTACATAGCCATCAGGATAGGTGAGGAACTGGCTGATTAAAGTGGGCGTATCCTGGCCATCCGGGAAGAGCACCTTGGCTGTCTCGATGACGGTCTCAGTGCGTTCTATTCGAAGATTCTTATTCTCTTTGGTATCAATGCGTTTGATTCTGTGACTGATGGGTGGGAGGTGATTATCTTGTGCCCACCTATCGAAGTCAGCCAGGATGCGTTGCTGGCCGTAAGTTATTTCCTGGGCTGCCCTAAACTTAGCTCTGTATAGGCGATCAAGCTCATGATAGGCATCATAGAAATAGCGGAAGAATTTGGTGTTCTCTGTCTGCCGGATCCAAACATGGATCACGTAGAACCTGTCACCATCATAACCGATGGAGATGATTGCCTTGTAACAGCCCTTCTCCCCCCAGGCCGGATCAGCGTAAAGCCAAACCCGCTTCATCTTGGGTGGCTCCGGCAAGATGCCATAGCGCTTAAACCAATCATTCTTGAAGATATTACCCTCAATAACGGGCTTGCCAAGCATCTCACGCTGGTAGCCGGTAAAGCCGTATTTGGCCTTCAGCTCCTGCAGCTTATCGGTGGGATATTGCTCTTCCCATACAGACCGTCCCAGCGAATCTTCCAATGTATAGCGCAGAATCGCGCGCTGTGGCACTTTTAGCGCCGTTTGGTATCCCAAGTCCAGGTCGGGATTATCGGCCTTGAGTTCGTCTTTTATGAGCTGCTCAAACTGGCATATCGCATAATTTGGGTGAACCAGGTTACCCAACCAGATCACCTTCCCAGGCTCTCCCGGATCCAAAGCCCCAGCCAGCTCCTGGGTGATCTTGTCCAGTTTGCGCCTGCCAATCGTGCGGCTGCCCATGTTCTCTTCTTTGTCTATGTCGTCACAGACGATCAGCCCCGGCCGCTTCGCTGTC